CCTGTCAAAAGCACCAGAAATTAGGTAGTTTAAGGCGTAATTTCCGGTGGAAATCCAGTCTGTAGGGTCGTTAAATCCAATGCTAACGCCTTCAATGCTCTTAGTTATGCTTTTGCGAAATTTACTTAAGTCAAACGGTTTTGCCATTATTTGACTCCTTTGGGATATTCTCGTGGTTGGACTACAATTTCAGTCCTACCAATGGCCTGTAGCCAAGTATTCAGCCTGTGGATGATAGCGGAATCGTCGCGTGGGTTATCAAAGTTAATATTACAGTCCATGACCGTATCTCCGGTGCCGTCTTCGCGGCTATTATAATTGAGTGAGAAATTCTCGTTAATCTTAACAGATTTTGCCATATTCAGTCTCCTAGTAAGTCAAGGTAGGGACGACTAGCGTCCCTATGTGCTGCTTAAGTTTTTTGGCGATTACGAATCATTGCCAAAATATCTTCTGCTCTTTGGCTAGAAGTTTTATCTGATGGTGCCGGAGTCTTCACTGGGGCAGTGGGTGCCACATCATCGTCCTCAGCAACTTCATCCTCAACAGAGGTGCGAGCCTGGGGGGCTGGTGTTGCTGCAACAGTTGATTCAGTGGATGCAGGGCCAGTATCAAGTCCTGGAGGTTTGTAATATTGACCCCAACGCTGAACATCATACTCTTCACCATTTACAGAGGCTTCGAACATTTCCTTGATCACACGCAGCTCGACTTCACCGGGTTTCTTAGGTAGAAACTCGCTTAAATTGAACAAGCCATACTTTTCGATAGCTGCTAGATCATCCGAAGCTAAAGCCGTCTCCCGACGAGCCCATTTACTAGTGCTGTAATCAGCATAACCACCTTTACTAGTTTTGGTAATTGTAAAGTCTAATCCCATTTCATAATCAGTGGGAAGATTCTCAAGCTCGGGATCCATTAACGAACCTTTGATAAGGTTAAAGATCTGCGGGCTTATGATAAACCTGCGAATTGGATTTTCTGGTACCCGATCCTCCTTAAGCGGATTTTCGCGCACAAAACCTTGAAAAAGATATGACTTTTTCTTCCAATACTTACGACCCATTTCCTCAAGATTTGCGTCCTTAAACCAAGTACGAACTTCTGCTAGAATTGGGCAAGGAGTGTCCTTACCATACATTTCCATGCAGGGCACTTGAACAATCACAGGACGACTATCGGCTTGACCTTTGATGCCACTGAATGGCAGTTTGATCATAGCACGCTCAACCCAGAAAAAAGTATTCTTTGGGTCTGCATCTGGGAGGAAACGAACTTTGGCGCTGGTACCTTCTTCGATATTCCAGTGTGGATAGATTCCACCGTCGCCATTTGTGCTTGAACCTGTTGAGCCACGGTTCTCGGCTGCTGCTAATTTTGCGCGAATTTCTGCTAGAGTAGTTGCCATGATGAATTTTCCTTTATAATTAAGATGGTCTTACAAATAGTGCCTAGATATACCATGCACAAAACACAGTATAACATTATTATTTAGCTTGTCAACACAAAAGGCAGAAATAATCTGCCCATTATAAACTTAGTAGTTTATTGTAGTCCGGCCAGTTTTTTGATAGAGTTGATACTCTCTGTGGGTGGTGCAGGTTGTTGCTGCGGAACAGCCTGCCCTTGTGGTGACTGCGGTACAACAGGTTCTTGTTGAACAGGCTGAGTTTGGCGTGTAAATTCTTGAGCTAGTTGTTCCCTAAACTCAGCAGCCAATCGTTCATAGTTATTTTGAGTAAGCCATTCAATTATGAGTGGTCGCACATCAGTTTTACCACCTTCTGCGCCTTGACTGGCTTTTAAAAAGGACTCAACTAACTCATCACTGCCTATGATATCATGTAGTAAACTAGCTGCATCATCTCCATCAATGCCAGCCATGATGGGGCGACGCATGATCTTGCGTAATTCTGTTACTGAATCTTCGTCATCTGGGGTAGCCCATGTTCCCTCATTTATACGGGAATCAGCCCATGAATCAAATTCATTGACTAAACGATCCTGTTCTGATAATTCTCTATTTTGATAAGCACGATATACATAAGGCAGTGCTGCTGTTAATCTATCATCAAACATACGCTTGACAAAACGCTCTTTCAATTCATCTAGGTCATATTCATCTTGTACAGGCGCTTCGGGAACAAAAGTTTCCGCGAAATTATGATAATTACGCATCTTGCCCATGGCTACCAAATTGCCTCGTAATTCGTTATACCTATTAACAGCGGACTCTACCATGCTCATGGTTTCTAGGTCTTCGAATTGACGATTACGAGTGTTTCTTACAAAAAAAGCTAGGTTGTTCATTTCTTCAGCCATGTTGACAATGTGCTGCCCGGCTTCATCATGCATATAACCACCGTGTGCCAAATGTTGAGCTAGTGCTCTACCAAGGCTGAGACGATTCATAGGAACTCTAAATCTTTCACCTTGGTCTGTTTCGATAAACATGCTTTGAATTTTTCTACTGCGCGAGCCCGGAATTTCTTCATTTACTGCTTCGCTATGGCGTATCAATAATCGTGCTGACCCAAAATCTTGTATACTGGTTCTTGTTGTACCCGACCACTGCACACCTTCTGCAATTGGGCGACTATCTTCTTCTTCTTTTTGTTTCTTGGCTGCGATTTGATCAGTGTCGCGTTTTGTAAGCATGGATTTGGTAATATCTCTAATATCAAAATTCATCATATTTCTACGAGCGAACTTACGCATCATTCTCAAAAACATTTCCCATTCTTGCTCATGACTGGGATCGGAAAAATTCATTTGTAAACGCTTGGTAAATGTTATCTTTATGCTTGATTCGTCGGCTATACTGATAGTCAACATACCGTGTTTTTTACCATCCATGGTACTAAACTCGAATGTGAAGAATCTTCCTTCACGCTCGATTTTGGTTGGTTTGTTCTTTTCATCACGCATGGTGATGGGCTCAAACCTAGAGCGTATTTTATTGAATAAATCCTCGGCGATGTTTTCAATGTTTTTCATATCGTGTATTTAGCTTACCATAATAAAAGGCATAGGCGCCATCATTTCATCAAAACTGTCTTTGAGTTGACGATCGATTTCACTGTCAAAACTCTGTAGTACTTGACTTACTCGTATGGCCAACAGCATACTCAAAACTAAGTCATCGGTTTCGCCAATTTTGGCTGCGAAACTATGCTGGCTGGCAACAAAAGTTTTGAGTTCGCTGACCAAACTTTTGCTATGAATTGTCATTTTTTTAGTTTCTACTAGATTTTTTAACTTTGCACACGCGGCTAATTTGCTTTTATTGGTTGTAGTAAATCCTTTCCTATACCTTCGACTTTGGCCCACTCGGTGAGGCTCACTCATGAATAAGCCTTTGATATTTTCCTCTCCTACTTCTGAAATGCAAATTAACGCAGCTTCACCAATTGTGTTATTTTCTACACTGTAATATATACTGTTTTCGCTTCCTATTTGTTCATAGATATAATTACAAATTTCTTTCATTACTGTGATTTGGCCCGGAATAGGAGTCCTATTATGCTGCCATTCTGCAACTTGTCTGCAACTGGGCATTTCAAGTACCTGTATAGCAGCAGGGTCACCACCTGTACCTAAGCTAGGATCCAGTGCAACAATGTAAGTCATGCCTCGTTTAGGCGTATCGTACCAACGAATTTGACCTTGTTTACTACGCGGTTCAATGCCTTGCATGTCTAACAAACATGTGGCACTGATAAGAGTTTCTTCATCTATAATGAATTCGCACCCCATTTCACGCCTGAATCGTTCATCACCTAATTGCGCTCGTTGTTCCGCTGCCCATTTTTCGTCTCTATCAGGATGTTCTTCCCAATAACTACGATAGGCCTTGAAACCATTTATCCCAATCTCGGTAGTATTACCGAATTCGTCTTGACACTTGTTTGCGCCTTTCCAAAGTTGAGCAAATTGATCTTCGTCAGAATTTGGTGTAGAAGTAATAATAGCCTTACCACCAGTTGCCAAAGTAGGAGATATGGATGTCCAAAATTCTTTGGCAATTGTCGGGCGCACATACGCAAACTCATCCGCATATAATAAAGATATAGACATACCACGACCGGTAGTTTCTGTTGTGGTTTGACTGACAATACGACTGCCGTTATCAAATTCTAGACTGCCCTTGTTATAACTAGTTACACCTGCTCGTATATAATCCGGCACACTCTCATAAGCATAACGAACTCGCTGCATGATTTCATACGCACCTTGATATTTGTGTGCTGCAACTAAAATAGTAGAATCTGGAATAAACATAGCATACCATAACAGGTAGCCGGCTGCACTGGTAGTTTTGCCTGTTTGTCTAGGCATCAAACTTATGCTGAATCTATAATTATGATAGGTGTCAATTAATCTATTTTGGTAACCAAAAGGCTGGTATAATATACGCCCTTGTGTGGGATGCTGAATATAGAAATAATTACTCATGAAATAGTGTGGACCATCAATAGGGTCTGCACATTTCATAAACTCAACTACTTGTTGTTGAGTGAAAGATTCCTCGGCGTGAGGTTTCTTTATCAGGGTATAATCTAAGGGCTTACTCATTAGTTTTATTTAACTGGTTTCTCACCAGTCATGTAAGGAAGGCTGAACCATAATTTAAACCACTCGGGAGTACCTGGCTGTATATTGTGCTCACGCTCAAGTCTCTGCTTTTCCATACCTGTTACGCTGATATTCATACCCGGCATAGATTCTACCCTTGGTTGTAGCCCAGCCAATCTCTGCATTTCGGCCAAATCATGATCAGAAATATAGGCATCTGGAGCTTGTTCTGTTTGAACAAAATCCCCAGATCTATATCTATGTTGTTTCATTTGTCACCCACTCGCTTGGGCAAGCCTTTGTGCTTGGTGCCAGCAAAGTCTCGGGCATCTTTCTTGCCCATAGTCCGTGCTACTTTCTTTAGCTCAGGACTAGCACCTTTGACTTTTTCACCTTTTTGCATGGCGTGTACCATGCCCATGAACTTTTGTTGTTGCTGACTTACTGCCTTTTCAGCAACAACAGTTTCACCTACTTTTTTTTTGATTTGTCGGCAATGGCCTTTTTCATTGGCTCTTTCTTGTCACCATCTTTATCCATGTCTAAGAAATCTGGCTTCTTGCCCTTGCCTTCCGCCACGCCTTCCTTGACATTTTTTACTGGTACTAACCACATATTGTGGCCTGTGTTTGATGTGACTTGTAGGTAATAACTATTACCTGAATTATCTTTTACTAATATTTTATCCAACACTGCCTGTTTCCCAAAACCTTTTTCATAGTCGGTTGGTGAAATCACACTCATTTGTTTATTACCAACTGTTGCTGTAGGAGAATTTACATTTGTTTGACTTGTGGGTAAAAGTCTATAATTATGTCCGTTATTACTAGATACTCCGAGATAAAATTGGTTACCCGATCCATCTGTTACAATTATCTTATCTTTTAAAGCCGAACCGACTTTCCTTGCAAAATACTCACCTTTAGAAGCTAAATCTTGAGAAAAAACCTTATAGTTTTTACTTCCTATTTTCACAGTTGGTGCTTGCTGTTGTGTTTGTCTTTGATCTTGTGATGTATTATAATCTTTGACAGCTTGTGTGCCACCTGCTGCCAATCCTAAACCTAAAATACCAGCTGCTGCAGCCTTCTTTAGATTATCAGCAACACCTTCGTCGATGTCACCTTCCGCCATGACCTTAAATGCTGCTAGTTCTTCATTAAGACGCTGTTCAATCTCAGCAAGTTCTCGAGCTTCGCGCATGGCCATGGGATTGTCACCACCGGCTACTTTAGGATAGCTAGCTTTTTGACGATGCATGTCGTTACCTTGTTGTAGTTGTGGTTCTAGTCCTTGCACTGTCACTTGCGGTTCGTTAGCATATTC